CGGCGCGGCTGATTATGCCACCGAATGGGCCGCTCCCGCTGTGACCGCCGCGCAGTTTGCCGCGCTCCAAGCGCAGGTGGATGCGCTCCAAGCGCAGGTGGCCTTATTACTTTCTAAACTTGATTCTACCACATAATGTGTTTAATATATAAGGAGGTGGCGGCCATGATTCTCAATTGGAACCGAGAACGTCATCGTACTCGTGACCGTTTATTAGATTACGATGCGGCTATTACGCCGCCGCATCCAGTAAGTGCGGGTCTTGCTATGGTTTATCCATGGGAAAATACCGCATTAAGTATACTGGAAAAACAATTATTTACTATTGCTATTGCTAGTGGTTATACTGGTACGCAAGATGATTTCAATACTTCATTTGGTTCTTATTTATCGACACGATCAATTCATTTTGCACCTTATGATGAATTTCCCGAAATAGGAGAAACAGATACTTTATATTTTGACTCTAATACTGGCACTATTTATTATTATACAGATGCTACCTACAAGCCAGCGAGCACATTGCCCATAGTCAATACAATTCTCTATGGAGGTGGCGCAAATGGCTAATACAGTGCCAGTTACACTTATTATACGCAATGATACAGCCGCAGCGTGGGCTGCGGTAAATCCTATATTGAAGCAAGGCGAATTAGCCGTCGAAACTGACACCAATTTTATGAAAGTTGGTGATGGTACAACCGCATGGAGTGATTTGCCGTATTGTTCTAGTGAAACTGAATTAATGCCGGCAACTACAGATACACTTGGCGGCGTTATTGTAGGTGACGATCTTTCAATTACCAACGAAGGTCGTTTATCAGTTATTACCGCCAATGCTTCTTCACAAGATAACACACATCCTATTACCGCAGCCGCAGTCTATACGGAAATCGGTAATATTAATGTACTTTTAGAGACAATTTAGAGAGGCGAAAATTATGTCTACTGCGACTGAAATTACTAGGCTTACCACGGCCAGAAACACAATCCGCGACAAACTTATTGACCTAGGTTTGGCCGCGAGTACAGACAAATTGGATACTCTTGCCGATGCCGTTGATAATATAGTCAATCGCGGTGCAATTTCAGCATCCGTTCAAGAAGGCGACACATATACTATCCCTGCAGGCTATCACAATGGTAGTGGTACTGTAGCAGGTGTAGCCGGCGGCGGCAACTATTCATTACAAGCAAAAACAATCACACCCACTAAAAGTCAACAATCCGTAACCGCTGACGCAGGCTATTATGGTTTAAGCGCGGTTACAGTAAATGCTATTCCAGAAGCCTATCAAAATGTTAGCGCTGTTACGGCAACCGCTGCGGATGTATTAGCAAATAAAGTTATTGTTGATGCAACTGGCTCATCTATTACTGGTACTATGACTAATAATGGCGCTGTATCTAAAACATTAGATGCTTCTACTAATAATCAAAGTTATACTGTACCAGCGGGCTATCATAATGGTAGCGGAACAGTTCAAATTGTATTAGAACAAAAATCTGCTACTCCTACAAAATCTGCACAAACTATTATACCTACTAGCGGTAAAGTCCTGTCTTCCGTAAGTGTTGCGGCAATTCCAGCAGCTTATCAGGATGTAACGAATGTAGACGCTACCGCTGCAGAAGTTTTAGATGGATATACAATTGTTGATAGCACCGGCGCAGAAATTACTGGTTCAATCGTCAATAATGGTGCGGCTGGTACTACTGTGTTAGATGCGTCCACTGGCAATCAAAGTAAAACGATTGCGGCAGGCTATTATTCTACCGCTGGTAGCGTAAGTATTGTTTTAGAAACTAAATCTGCCACGCCAACAGCAACAGTTCAAAATATTACCCCTACTACTGGTAAAGTATTAAATAAAGTTACAGTTAATGCTATTCCAGCAAACTGGGGTAATACTACTGGTGACAATGCTGTTGCCGCAGATATTTTATCAGGTAAAAAGGCGCACTCAATAGCTGATGGTTCAGCTGTTGCAATAACAGGTACGATGGTCAATAATGGCACGATTTCAGGTACAATTGATGGTTTAACTACTACATCTTATACTGTGCCATCGGGGTATACTAGCGGTGGCTCGGTTTCACTCGATAATACAATTGAAACTGCATTAGCGGCGATTTAAGGAGGAGTTGTATGAGTATCGCCTCGGAAATTTCACGTATTTCTCAAAATGTATCCGATTCACTTGATGCGGTTGCCGCGAAAGGAGTAAGTGTGCCTTCCGGGGCGACGAGTGATGATTTGGCTGACCTAATTGCTGCAATACAGGCTGGTAGTGCTGGCGTGGAGGTGATTAGGTTAATATGAGTTTATATTTAGGAAGTTCAAAAATAGCATCTACATATATAATTAATGAATATCAATGGAGTCGTCCTGGCGATTGGCCTAATTTAGATAAATTAAATATTTCACCTGATAATGAAGAAGTCTATTTTACATATGACAATAGAGACCGAACAAATCCGGCTTATTTTTGTATTAACTTAACTATGTCTCCCTCTGGTGCATCTAATAAATATCAAGTTAGAGTAGGGACAGTAGATAATGGAGTGTTTACACCATTAGATTCTGCAGCGACTGAATCATACAGCAGCCAAAATTTAACTATTCGTTATGATACCTATAATATAGATTATGTTGTATTTAAGTTAACCAATTCCAGTACTTCTCATATCACTCGTTTTTCTTTTGGTATAGTTTCTACTGCTGTCAGTGGTTTATCATCAAATTTAGCTGGTCGTGAACAGAAATGTATAGAAAGAAGAGGATATCTTCCATATATTGTTGGAACTAGTAGTACATATAGTTGCTCTTACTTGGAATGTGACAATTTAGTACCGGGTTCAAAGGCCGTAGTTACTACACTGGACAACGCGTGGGCAAATGCAAACGCTCTTAAAGAGATAAATTTTTCTAATTGGAACACTAAAAATTGGGCGGTAGCAGCTTTGACTAATGCTTTTAGTTCCTGTCATAATTTACATTATTTAAACTTAAATTATTGGGATGTAAGTAATTGGCCAGTTACAACGCTTGCAGGTATGTTTTCAGGTTGTTCTAACTTAAAAAAAGTAGACTGGGATAAATGGGATACTAGTAAGTTTGTTATCAGTAATATGAGTAACTGTTTTCATAGTTGTTATTCATTACAACATATAGACTACTCGTGTTTTCAAAATGCTTCTTGGAATTTAACTTCTACTGGTTTTAATTATATTAACTATAGCAATTATTGTTTAGAATCATTAGATTTGTCTGCTATGGGATACTCTAATGCAATTACTATAACATCAAACCAGCCAAGTCCAGGATATTATTTATATAGAATAAAAGATTTAAAATTATGGAATAATCAATGTACTTTTCCAATTTATTTATCTCATACACATAATATGCGAGCACAAAATTACATAAACTTATTTAATCAACTTGCAACTACCGCGACATCTTATACAATAACAATTGGAGCACAAGGGAAGGGTGTTTTAACACCGGAGCAAATTGCGATTGCAACTCAAAAAGGTTATACAGTTGCATAATAAGGAGGTAATGGAGATGACAATTGAAAAAATTGAACTCGTTGAATTAACTGCTAACAAAGGTTATGTTTTAACCAATGGTGAAACTTATAGCCGCTTAGTTTATCTTGGAACGCAAGATTCTCCCGAAAACTGGCATGAAGTGCCTGAATCGGAGGTGCCAGAAAATTGGGAACTTTAAATAAAGTAGTATATTTATCAGAAGAGCAATTAGAGTTACTTATTGCAAATGGTTCCATTGAAGTTGGCGGTCAAACTATAAATTTTAGCAATGACGATTTCTATTGTACTCCTGATCAAAATTCTTCGTCTAGCGTAGAATCATATTCCTTTGAAGAAACAAAAACTGGTGCTACATGGGTGGATGGGTTGCCTATTTATAAAAAAACTTTTACTGGCACTTGGACGGAAACTTCTGCTCAAATAATTGGTTCTGTTTTGAATATGGATACCATAGTTAACTTAGAAAGTTTTGTAATTACTAGTGGTGGAACATGGATTCCACTATCTTACTATAGTCAAAGCAGTGGTGGCTCAGTAACTTATGGATTTCATCGTGTATCAGGGTATGCAATAGAGTGCAGATATACTGGAACTGGTAGTAAAACATTTTATTCTACAATTTGGTATACAAAATCATCAGATAAAAATTTTGTGCCGAAAGGAAGTAACTTAACCCAAAATGGACTTACTTTCTCTGTTCAAGATGATGGCTCAGTTATAGTAACCGGCACCGCAACCGCGACAACCTTTTGGGGCGTTCAATTTACTATTTCTCTTGACACGTGGCCACTTGCAGGACAATCATTTACTTTATCTGGGTGTCCGGTTGGTGGTGGCAATAACTCATATTTAGTTGATGTAAGAGATGCGGTTGGTGGCACTGAAATAAGCGGAATAAATGCAGATATAGGTAGTAGTTCTACATTTACACGTAGCAGCGCTCTTACTGCTTATTTAAATATTCGTATAGCAGAAGGACAATCTGGACCATTAAAATTTACTCCTCGAATTTCGATGACATCTTAACAGGAGGTTATTATGGCAATTAATTATAATAAATATATCAATTCCACCGGTACGCACTATATTTCCAATAGCGGCGGCGATGAGCGCGGAAAAATTTATGGCGGTGCTGCGGGCGACCAAACTGGTAAAGAGTGGCAATTGCGCGCATGGTATAATCGTCCTTGGTCGGTGGTTTTACGTCATCCAGATGCAAAAGTGCGCCAACTTATTGCTGAATATGGTATTCAGGCAGCATTAAACAATAAAATTGGATATGATCAACATCAGCGCACTACTTATTGGGCGCAATTAGAGAAAGTAAATTACATTCCATCTAATATCAAAACTGCTTGCGAAGCAGACTGTACAGCCGGTGTAACAGCCAATGTAAAAGCAGTTGGCTACACATTAGATATTCCTACTTTAAAATCATTAAGTACAAATATTTATAGTGGTAATATGCGTTCAGCTTTTACAAAAGCGGGCTTTAAAGCGCTAACAGATGCTAAATACTTAAAGGGATATAATTACCTTCTACCCGGTGATATTCTTTTAAAGGAAGGTAAACATGCTTGTACTAATATTACTAAAGGCAAGTATGCCAAAGACACGTCTATACCAGCACCACGCGAATATGAACTAGGCGACCGCGTATTGAAAAATGGTATGTCTGGTGATGATGTAAAAGAATTACAAAATATTCTCATTATGTTAGGCTATTCTTGCGGTTCTTATGGCGCAGATGGCGATTTTGGGGACGCAACCGAATTAGCAGTACGAAAATTCCAAAACCAGCACAAATGTGTAGTCGATGGTGAAGTTGGCCCTATTACTTTGGCCGCGCTAAAAGAAGCACAAGCAGAAGAAACTGATTTGCCACAACAAGTTCAAATTGTAGGCGGTAATTGTTATGTTCGTTTAGAACCTAATGTATCAGGTAAAGTATTAGGAGTAGCACGAGAAGGCACTCTATATGAATATAGTAAGCAAGTAGCCGATAATGGTTGGTATAAAATAGTATACAGCGGAGAGAATGGATGGGTTAGCGGAAAATATAGTCGTTTAGTAGAATAATTGCTAAAACGATTAATTAGCTTCTTATGTACCATTGTTTTCGCTCTCATTCTTCTTCCGCAAAATCAGACAATTAATGAAGCAATTAAACATGTAGGCGAATCGTATTGTTATACTGCGGCCGGTCCTAGTATATTTGATTGCTCTGGTTTTACTTTCTACATTTTTAAAGAAGTTCATAATATACAATTACAACGTACTGCCCAAAAACAAGGGTATGACGATTCATATATACAAGTAAATAAAATACGACCCGGAGATTTGTTATCTTTTAATACAAATCACGGTGACTCTGATTTAAGTGATCATATGGGTATTGCTATCAGCGATACTCTTTTTATACATTGTTCATCCGCGGCGCATAAAGTAAAAATCTCCTCCTATACTGAAGGATGGTATGCTCAAAAATTATCGTGGGCGCGCCGCATAGTTTATGAAAGGGAGGAATTACAAAATGGCTCACATTATGACTAAACGCGGCACACAAGATAACGTTGTTACCTATGAGCACTATTGTGACACAGCCGCGGATTTAAATGATATACCTTCTGAGTATACTACATTGGGTTCTACTGCTATTGTTGTAGATGATAATGGTGCCTTAGGGGCATATATGGCTAATAATAATGGTGAATGGAACTCTATTTTAAATACAAGTGGTGGAGGCGGTGGCGGTTCCACTACACAAGTACAGGCGGATTGGGCTTGTAATGACCCCGATGATCCGGCATATGTGAAAAATAGGATTGCGTATAGTACAAATAATGACACAACTTATTTTACTACTACTGCAAGTCCTTCTTTTGATCAATATTGGCACGCATATATGACTTTGCTTAATGTAGATTTTTCTACAAGCGATATAAATTTAGATGCTATATATACATTAACTGTTAATAATTTATCATATACCGGGAAATGGGTAGTGCAAAATAATCAATATAAAATCGGTGGCGTTAGTGGAGATTTTTCTCCAAGTAATATTGGTTTAGGACAGGCAGGTCAATCTTGGTATTTATTTATTAATTCTAATACTTTTGATAATTATGATAATTTGGAAGTAATTTTAAGTGGCGGTCAGGTGATTTATGAGTTAGACCAGAAATATATTCCTGACATAGAATGGAGTAAAATTACTTCTACTCCTATTTCCACCGGTACAGGGGAGAATAGTATTATTTTAGGAACTTCACTTAATAGTACTGCTTCTGGATATGCAAGTATCGCGCAAACTGGCAATTATGCTACAGCGAGCTATAGTTCTGCATTTGGTTCACATTGTCATGCTGACGCTGATTTTGCACATGCAGAAGGAACATATACAACAGCGGGAGGTCAGAGTTCTCATGCGGAAGGCTCTAATACTGTTGCATATCATCGTAGTCAACACGTATTTGGAGAATATAACCAACCAGAGCCATCCGGAACTGGAACTCAACGTGGTGTTTATATAGAAATTGTAGGTAATGGCACGACCGAGATTAAACGTTCCAATGCTCGCACTCTTGACTGGTCTGGTAATGAAGTGTTAGCCGGGAATTTAACCGCAAATGGTGGTACTATCACTATTGGTTCTACTTCTATTACAGAATCACAATTACAACAATTATTAGCATTACTATCATAAGAGGTGAATATAATGGATATACTAGATATTCTCATAGCAAAAAGTCTATCCTTCACTTCTGAAACGGAAAAACTCGTACAACAGGCCCAACAAGCAATGGCTGATGCTAATACGGTAATTGATAATGTCTCTGCAATTGAAGATGAAGCTACCGCGGCATCTGAATTGGCACAAGCCGCTTCGGCAGAATTAGATGATATTCTTGCCGATATTGACGCAGCTGTGGAAACTAAATTAACACCGGTTGAAACTGCTATTAGTAGCTTAGAAAATCGTACTGATACAATTGAAGAAACATACAGTAAAGTAGGATTGGATACTGTCTCTACCGAAACTTATAATGGTATACAAATTACCAATACTATTGATGATACAACCGCGTCAGAGATAGTAAAATTCTATACTAATTTAGGTGTGAATACCGATGGCGGCATTACACAAGCCGCGCTTTCTACTATCATTAACGGTTTAGATGATCGCGTAACTACTTTAGAGGAAGAAGGCGGTGGCTCTGTCCCAACGTTTGACCCTGATGATGCAGGTAAAATACCATATATTAATGATGATGGTCATTTAGATGCGGCACCAATTCAAACCGATGACCTTATTGATTTATTAATTACTACTAATACTTTATCCGGTCCTGATCTTTTTGGTATTATAATTGATTATCCCAATAAAACCGTAACTCGCTATACTGGTAGTGGTACAATTAGTGATGAGAATCCTGGTGCATATCTCTTTACTGGCCGCAAACGTTGTTTAATGGATGCAGATGGTAGCATTATTAAATGGAATCCTACTGGTGCAGATCAGACTACATATAGTACTTATGATGTAATGGTTTATCAACCAGCATTCTATTATCGACGTGTACCATTAGAATTAGCGGCAGGAAGTACTGGTAATTATATAACTAAAGAATTACTACTTTTAACAACTAATCCGAATTATGGTTTCAATATACATCCAGCTTTTATAGATATAAATGGTAAACAGATTCCATATGTGCTTTTTGGTGCGTATACTGCCTCTGTTTTTAGTAATAGTTCTAATAGCTTTGTCATATACGATGACCCAAGAAATGGTTATACTAGTGCAGATAAACTTGCTTCACACTATCAAGCCGTGCCGGCTTCTAATGTTAATGGTGATTTTACGTTAGAAGATGCAGAAACTATGGCCAATAATAAGAGTATCTATGCTTCTATTTTAACACCAGAAATTGTATCAATGAATGAAATGTTAATGATGGTAGAATATGCTACTCTAAATATGCAGGCCGCGATAGATAACGGCGTTACTACTCAAAGTAGTAGTTCAACAATTAATATGGCAGTCCTTAGTGGCAGTACCGCCAGTTTAATTAATGCAACTGGTACTGCCGTATCCTATTCTCCTAAAATGCCTAGTGCTATGCTAACCAGTGTATCTTATCGAGGCATGGAGAATCCATATGGTAATATTTGGGAAATGATTACAGGTTTAGCCGTTGATAATTATGTTTATAAACTATATGACCATGCCATAGCTTTTACTGCTCCCACAAGTAATGGTTGGATTGCCGGATTTGGCTATGATCCAAATTATGATTGGCTATTTTTACCTGGTATTGTTGGTGGTACTGCTAATAGTAATGCACCAGTAGGTGACTATTACAATATCTCTAATGCTAACAATATGATTCTTACTAGTGGCGCTTCATATAGTGATCAAGGTGCTGGTATTTTTGATATTGGGGCTGACCGTTCCTTTACATATCAATCCGCGGCAATAGGTACTCGTTTAACATACACTCCTCGTCGTGAAGATGCCCAAACACAGTATAATGCTTGGTGCGCACTAGTTGGTATTACACCAACTTTCTATGATTAATGGAGGTGTGTAGAATGATTATTCATAAAGAAGTTTTTAGCACCACTCAACCACCAGAAATTGAAATTCTTGATACAAAAGTATTTGTCGCGTCAAATATAGAAGAAGCAACTATTGAATTTGACGCAGGATTTAAATTCACACTTACTGAATATGACAAAAATGAATATATTCATGTTTTAGCAGACCAAAATCAGGCGTTATTAAATGAATTACTTGATACACAGTCAGCGTTGTGTGATATTTACGAACAAATTCTAGGGGGTTAATAAAATGGCAAAAATTTATTATAACCTCATAATTAATGGTCGTAAAACTATTAATGATGTGCCATTAAATTTGCGTGATGAAGTACAAGCAATGCTCGATGCTAATGTTTGACTTTTTTCTAAATTCATGATATAATATATGTGTTGGGAGAAAGGATAGGAACTTTTTCTCAACACATATATTTTTATATAAGGAGATAGAGATGTATGCTATATCGTAGTGAAATTACTGGAAAGGACTATAAGACTGAAAAGGAATGCCTAGAAGCAGAGAAGGCGCATGAACTCGCGCGACAGGCAGAAAAGGCAGAGAAGGAAAAGCGGGATGTTGAGCGTAAGGAAATGGCGCAACGAGTAGAGGCGGCTCGTAAGGAAATGGTAGCGGCACAGAAGAAGTACCGGGATGAACTTGACGCATTTATTCGCAAGTACAAAACCTATCATTTTAGCTCATCCTCTGCGGATGACTTCCCGACTCTCTTTGACCTATTTAGTTGGTTCTAATTTCACACAGGCGCGATTTTCGCGCCATTCATCGAAACGTAGCACAATGGTGAGTGCGGTGGTCTTGGGGCGGTAGTGTAAAGAACACACTTAGAAAGCAAGGACTAAGTAATATAAGAGCAATACTTATACGCTCCACCAATAAACCACTGACGATAGTTCGATTCTATCCGTTTCGACCAATTTAATTTATGATGGAGGAATAACTATGTGGCAACTCTACTTAATGTGTGGCTTAGGTGGCATGAATTTCGCTGCTATGCTCGATAAAGATGTAAGTCGTTGGGTTCGTATGCTTAATGGTCTTGCATTTGGTCTAATAGTATTAGGTATTATAATGAGGTTTGTATGACAATTCGAGAATTATATAACTGGGCACAAACTAACGAATATTTAGATTATGATTTATATTATCTTGATGAATATCAAATGGAAATGCCAATAACGGTTTCTGACGAAACATTTGATTATTACATTATCGACACAAATGGGATTGTATTTAAATGATTGATATAATTATTCCTACTTATAAAAATATTTCGGGTTTACAGAAAACTCTTCAATCTATTCCGCGGCGTGATGATATTTGTATTACTGTCATAGATGATTGTTCAGAATATACCATGAAAGAATATGAGCCAATTTTAAATGAATTTCCTTATATTTCTTTTTATCTCTCTGGCAGTAATTCTGGTCCTGGATGTGTGCGAAATACGGGTCTGGCGTGTTCCACAGAACCTTATGTTATGTTCGTAGATACGGGCGATTATTTTATAGATGGCGCTTTTGATAGAATTTTTAACGACCTTGCGGAAGTACCTACTGCCGTAGTATATACTTGGCTATACTATGACTATCATAAGAGAGCCAAACCATTGGTAGATTTTACACATAATCGTGTTCATGGACGTATCTATAAACGCCAGTTTCTAAAAGACTATGGTATTTATTTTTGTGAAGAAAGTAGTTATGCCAACGAAGATATTGGTTTTAATCAGGCGATTCGCCGCATTATACATGATCGAAGTCTATTGGTCTTTCGTAGTGAGAATCCCATAATGGTATGGGACTATAATGAAAATTCGCTCACAGAAAAAGATAATCATGCGTTTACTTATAAAAATCAACAAAAAGGTTTAGCACTAAATATTATTCATGAAGTTAAAATTCTAGAAAAAAATCATATCAATTTAGATTTGATTTTGGATGAAGTTTATTACATGATGTGTATCATGCAGAAAAACATTATTCAAGTCGCAATCGAACGTCCTGAATATTTACAAAACGCATGGGATGGAGCCTATCTGTTCTATCACCAGTGCTTTAAACATTACTATGGCATGAATGATGGAATTTTTGAAAATGCTAAATCAGAAGCAATTTCTACTATTCATAAGTGGATTCTGAAAAAGCATTATGATAAGTATACACATGTCAATTTTAATCGTTTTTTTAATGAATTAGAGAAAAATCAGATTGTGCCAGATTATTATAAACAAATTTGAAGGGAAAAATGACAAGTACTGGTATTATTTTAATGGCAATTGGACTTTTTGGTATTGCACCTGCAATAATTACGTTCGGTAATATGGGACTATCATTTGCTTATGGAGCGGTTATATCTTTTCTAACAGGTTTATGTTTAGTTTTAATTGGCCGCGAGTAATTTGACTTTTAATAAAATTTTTGATATAATTATTATAGAAAGAGGGAAAGGGGAATATTAAATATGTATCGCTATTTTATTAATTGTTATAATGAAGAAACAGGTAAGATTGATAAAAATTCTGGTATTCTCGCGGCGGCTTCATATAGTGATGCAATGAAAATTTTAGAGACATGGTATGGTGTGCCAGATGAAGTACGTCTTTACGCACTAGAAGAAGTACTAGATAATTACGATTTGGTTGGACTCGTCGCTTCAAACGAAAATCTCACTTAATATTCTCTTTGACTTTTTATAAAAATTATGTTATAATAAATATGTTGAAAGGGAGAAAATCCCTTCTATCGCAGGTAGAAGTAGTCTTCAATTTAGTCTCATAAGCTAAACTCCCAGGGAGCATAACCCTGACCTGCGTCCATTGTCGCGCGAATAGTGTAATGTAGCACAACCGCTAATAACGGTGAAGTGTGGTTCGAGCCCACTTCGCGCGAAAAAGGCTAGACGCACGGCCTTGAGAATTGTGCTAGTCGTACATTATAGGTCGGCCTAATAGATATGTTGGCGCGTATCTATTTAACCTGGTAATGACGGCCTAATCCTTGCGCCAACGAGGATTAGTATTATCATGAGTCCAAAAGTCGGTTCGATTCCGGCGAGACTTGGAATGTTGAGGATGAACTACTATTTGGGGTGCAACTCCTCTGACCAAAGAGTGGAATAGTAGCATGATATAACTGTGCCGCGCATCCCACGGCTATACAAAATGGGACGGTGGACTTCCCGAAGTAAGCGGCGTTCTTTGGTAGATTCACGCGCTAAAAGAGAATCTATGGGCTTGCCCGCGCAAAAGGAGCTTAATAGTGTCTCATGTAGGCCTTACGGCGCAATATAAATAGGATTCAACCGTTTAAACACTATTTCCAGATGGCACCTGGGTTATCAAAGAGCCGTTTGGCACTTTATCCCGAGCCTACACGCTGGCGGTGCTGTGAACCGGAATTAAGTACGGAGCTAAGAGGGAACGTTTTGGTGATAACGGTAAAAACTCACCCGGTATTCTAGGTTTTATCGTTAATATAGTGGGTATACACGCTATGACCTGACACCCCAGTAGGCCCGTCTGGGTTAAAGAAACGGGAGAGGCGTCATATCCCAAGCCTTTACGTGGCGACGCTATAAGTACCAACAGTATTCTTTAATACTAAGTGTGAAACTAAGAGGGAACTGAAAGCACGTGACTAGGGTTAATACAGTCTGACGTGTCGAGTAATGACCGTAGAAGCCATTCGGTATACTAACTCTACCGTTAATGTAGTAGGTGCACATACTATGAGTTAAATCCCGAGTAGGAGTTGCAAACGCTCTCGGTCAACAAAAGCGTTAGATATGCCAGTATAGTTTAATTGGTAAAACAATTGCCTTGTAAGCATTAGTCGTCCGATCATAACGGACTACTGGCTCCATATTATGAAATGAGGTATTTATATGTCAGCACGCACTGAATTTACTCAATACTTTCTTGATGATAGCTATGTAGAACTAACATTTGATAATCCTGATGGTGTTGGTGGAATATATGATTATCTTGAACATTGTCGCCGTTTTGCTTATGTTTTAGGATATGATTCTGAACTAATTGAAAAGATTTTTCGTCTAAAAAGGTATGAAGATGAAACGCGGTTGTGACCATCATTGGGAAATACGACGGTATCGCGGAGATGCTGCGCTATACGCACATTGCAAGTGTGGTTTTCAATATAATTGTTCTTCATATGAAAAAGATGAAAAAGGTTATTGGAAATCAAAAATAAAATATATTTATCTATATTGTCCATATTGTGGCGCTCGTAAGAAATGGTATAATATTGAACCAATTAAAATAGATAAATTCGCATTTGAATAGTTTGACTTTTTCTTAAAAATCTAGTATAATAATTATACAAGGTAAGGAAAGGAATGATAATTGTGCGTAGACATTCTCGTGTTATCTATTCTTCTTCTTGGAGTCGCCGTAAGCAAGCAGAAATGCTTGATGAGTGGCAGGATTAGACGCTGAACGAAAAATTGCGGCCAGTACTTTTGAAGGGCGTTACCGCTAAATGTTTTTCTGACGCTTTTCACAGAGAAAGGTGTCACCAGAAGACTTATTACCTAGGTAGTTGCGGCGAACAACATTAAAAATCGCTAGTTACCCAGATACTTACTTTAAGGGTTTTCGCCGCGTTAATCTTGGTATCGGATTGCGGTTGTTCTAGGCCGGTGTGATGGAATAGAAGACATCCGTGACTTAAAATCACGTGCCCTTGTGGCGTGCAAGTGCAACTCTTGTCACCGGCACCATATGGCCTCTTGATGGAATTTAGTAGACATGCAGCTCTCAAAAAGCTGTGCCGCAGGGCGTGTGGGCGCACATCCCACAGAGGCTACCATTAAAATTAAATACGGGAAGCGGAGAGTTTGGCCACTCATACGAGATAAGAGCGCTCCTATCGCTCAGCCTATTATCAAATAGGAGATGATAATATGGAAACAATTTGTGGTATTTACAAGATAACAAATGTAATTAATAATAAAGTATATATAGGAAAAAGTGTAGATATATATGATCGTTGGACAGCTCATAAACGAGCGAGTAAGCCTATTAAAGAAGGCGGCGATAATTTTACCATACATAAGGCAATAAGAAAATACTCAATAGAAAATTTTACTTTTGAAATTATTGAAAAATGTACACCTGACGAACTAAACGAAAAAGAAATTTTTTGGATTAAATATTTTAATTCTTATTATAATGGATATAATGATACTCTTGGTGGAGATGGGGATTTAACATATGATTATGAACAAATTTACACTTTATGGTTAGAAGGCTATACTAATAAAGAAATTTGTGATATATTAGAATGTAATGATCAAACCGTTACACGTGCTCTTAGATCATATAATATATCTGAAGAACAAGTTAGATCAAGAAGTAATTGTAATCCAAAAAAACCTATTGTAGCTATCGATATAAAAACAAAACTGCCATTAAAAGTTTTTAATTCCATTCGAGAATGCTGTATATATTTTCAAAATAATTTAAAAAATATCGGAAGTTTGCATCGTTCTTTACGTAGTTATTATAGATGGCAAGGATATTATTGGGAATATCTAAATGAATATAACCACCCCAAAGAAGAGTTAACAGACGAAGAATTTTTCAGTTTTAAGCAAGAAAAACTTTTTATAAAAAATAAGGAAATGAAAGAACGAATATCTCAAGCTAATAGAAAAGTTGAACGATGTTCGCGCGATGAATTAAAAAAATTAATTAGAACGATGCCTTTTATTAAAATTGGCGAAAAATTCGGTGTTTCTGATAATGCAATTCGCAAATGGTGTGATTGGTATAATTTACCTCGTCGTGCAAAAGATATTAAAGTCATTTCTGACGAAGATTGGAATAATATTTGACTTTCTACTGAAATTATACTATAATATATATAGAAAGAATGAAGGAGATAATTTATGATTCAAGTTGTCAAGCATGGCCACGAACAATATCGAGCTACTTGCAAGTATTGTGAATGCGTCTTTTCATTTGAAGACGAAGATATTCGCAATAATGGATGTCAGCGTGATTGGGAAGAATGGATTACGTGTCCAGAATGCCATAGAGAGAATTACATCTACAATCGTAGTGCGTTTAAATTTCATCAATTTCAGGATTGACTTTCTTCTAAAATTATAGTATAATAATTATAGAAAGGATAAGAAAATGGAAGATAATACATATCACATTCGTTGGAGGCATTTTGAAATGCGCCCACAGATTTGGTACAAAGATGGAAAGAAATTTGGAGAGGATTTTAACTTTGATTTAGTAAAGTGGAGTGAAGATTTCTCTCATTGTTGGTGTATTGCTCATATCAATTGGGACGATCATGAATCATGCTATGAAATTTGTTCTATCGGAATGAGACTTATGGATGATTGGGAAGAAGGCCTTCAAACTTTTATTTCTGCCTTTATTAACTTTCAAACAGAAATTATGAGACTTAATGATTGACTTTCTTCAAAAATTATCATATAATAATTATAGTAAAGGGAAAGGAAATAATTAACATGAGTAATGAAGGCTGCATGAATCAGATGGTAATGTGTATTAATGCCATTAAAAATGCTATTACTCTAGATAAAGCTAAGTTAGAAAATCCTCGTAAACGTAAGGATGGTAGCGCTGAATGGAATGCAGCTGCGTATTACTTTAGCCGTATTAATAACCTTGATGTTGCTCTTACAAGTCAACAGATGCGAGAACTTTATTATAATTGTAGTTCTTACTTAGAGTGAAAGGATAATTAAATGCTTTATTACGAAGATACTCACATGAACCACGATTGTCTTAACTGCTCTCATTCCTTTGTAACCGATGAAGATGATGACTTGCATTGTCCTTATCGTGGAGTGGTATATGAAGGCGAATGGTGTGAGGATTGGAATTAATATTTGACTTTTAACAGAAAATCTGCTATAATAAATTGTGTAGTGAGTATAAAGCCATACAAAGTGTGCTACATGTACGAGCCATATTGATAAGTCCGTACAACTTAAATATGGAGTAGCAGAGATTAGAAGATTGGTGTAGTTGGAAGCACGCTCCCGCAGAATGGGGGAGGGGCACAGTTCGAACCTGGCATCTTCGAACGAAAAGAAAATCTCTTAAAAGCATGGAGTATGAAAAAGTGAATGTGTGGAAGATGAATTTTAATACCCTACTGCAACGATATGCGCAATCAATGCAGTCTTCACTCCCAAGGGTGAAAGTCCTTTGGCACAATTAATGTCTAGAATAAGACTTCGAGGAGCATCTAGACATATGGCATCAAGTAAAGAGCCTTCACGTTGGCGATGCTGTTAATCAACTAACCAAATAATCAGGGCATTTAATTGCTTCTTACAAGCCCGCCTGGTGGCGTAGTTGAAACTAATCTTTACTCCCGTTGGTGATTTTGTCGAACTTAGCCAACTGTTCTTAGCACGTAGAAGTAAAATATCCGTGTCCGCCATCTACCTTGACGGTATACAAGGTAGAGAATATTAAAGAGAGCTTTTTCCTTGCTGTACACACGTTGAGAAGGCCAAATGTTCCCGTATGAGAATACGCAGGTTATACCTGTATATTGAAGTCCCATAAGACGTCACAAAGGAATGGATAAAAATTACAATGGGCCATTCAGAAAGTAGAACACTTTAATATTTGACTTTTTCTAAAATCTATGGTATAATAATTACAGAAAGTGAGAGATGCTCTATTTAATAAAATGGTTGATGTCGGTGTAGATGAGCTAACCACTCTGCCGACGTAATCCGGACGTAAGCCATACGATTCAATGGGATACTTTTGAATCGCGGCCGCAAAATCAGTGATGATTAGCGATAGCAGTAAAACTGCAATTACAAGGATTAGCGCATTCATTTTCGGTATTAAATGCACGATTCTCCTTGGCGTCACAATAGAAAGCAGGTTGAATAGACTTGCCGAATCCAGAAAAGACTTTGGTGTGGCAACCAAAGGAACTCTGGAAAAGCCATAAGACGTTTTGTCGTTGAAACTACGAAAGTAGATATAAAAGGAGTTTACGGTGCGAGTAGGACAAAGCGACGGCAATTATTTGATAGAAATTATAATGGAATAATTATATTATATTAAATTTATTGCTGAATGGTCTGTCTGAAAGTTGTGAGTAAGCAATCTCACACGAGCAACGGCGAAAGCGGATTCAGGATGTATGGAATAGCTACCCATGCACAGCCCTGGATTCCTCGGTGGCAGAATATGATACAAGAAAATCGAATGTATGACGAAGGTCGCAACGATTTTATTAAATAGGGCATTTTGTCCTAGAAGTCATAAATATCACTCAAGTGGAAGTATCTTACCACTTTAAAGAAGGGATTTACGCACAGTAGACCTGTAACGGGGAGAGGAGGTCGTTAATATCCCCTTTCCACCAATATGGCCGTGTAGCTCAGAGGCAGAGCACGCGCCTGTTAAGCGCGGGGTCGAGATATCGTAATTCTCCGCAGCCGCCAACACGATAGCAAATAAGTGTATAAACAGATGCGCAGTTCGCTGACTTAAAGCAATCCTTGGGGTCGTCTGACTCGTGCCTACCAAGTAAAATATATCTGATAACGAGCGCTGTCCTCGCCGGCAAAACCTAGCAGCAATTCTGGAGCCATATGTTCGAGGTCATATGGCACATATATAGTCCATTAGTTTAACAGTAAAATATGGCCCTGTCACGGCCAAGTCACGAGGGCAGCACTCGTATGGACTGCCAATACGGCGGCATTTTGCCGCCATTTTTATTATAGAAAGAGGATACTATGACAATATATACTTCATATTTCGCGCAAATTCGTAATTTTCCGCCTAATATGATTGGTCTATCAACAGCCCATTGGAATCCTAAATGGTTGCGGCCAAATCGTAGTCAAAATGGCATTATTTGGTTAGATATTCCACCACTGAAACCAGGTGCCTCATGTGATGGATTGTGCGAAGGAAAATGCAGTCCCAAGCATCCACAAAATTGTCAATTTTTAAAGAACTATCGTGTGCAGTTGGATAAATTAGATTTCCAAAAAATCCTATTTAAAATTGAACATTTGGCACAAATAGTTAAAGAAGACGAAGGATTTGAAGATGTAGATGTAGCTATTCTTGTTTATGAAAAATTTAATAATCCATGTTCAGAACGGGTCGTTATTCAAAATTGGTTTCGCGCCAATGGTTATGATATACAGGAGTGGCATAAATAATGCGTAAAAAATATGATGAAACTTGGGGTTCGTTATTAAATAAAAGAACTCGATGTTATTTAATAAAAACTATTCCATTAGCTTTCTATCAAGAATTTGCTTCTTATTTAGTAGACGATAGTCCTGTTACTTGGGATTGCTTTAATGCGTGCATTGGTGGTTTTGAAGGTACTATTTTATGGAATACAAGAATGCATCGTATTTGCTTATGTAATACACAATGGATGTGGATTTATAATTTAAATCAAAAATTAAATTGGATTGATTACGACCAATTAAACGGTGATATTTATTTTCACATGTGCCGCTTACATAAATTAGGAAAATTAAAAGTTGACTTTTAATAAAAATTATATTATAATTATTATAGAAAGGGTGAGAAAAATGACAGAAAATTATGAATGGCTTAATTGTATTCCTACGGGATGGATGGAACTTGGCCGTGAAATGATTGAAAAATGCGAAGCAATTGACCCTGACTATGAAGTTTGTGACATGAAAGAAAAGTGGGGACATTTAGATGTAATTAGCACCAGTGGTAACTATGATATTGCCACAATTGAAGAAGAATATTGGAAAAAAAGTACAGAAATTTGCGCATATTGCGGCAAGCCGGCTATCATGAGGACAATTAGCGGTTGGATTCTTCCGATATGTGATGATTGTATGCGTCATTAGCCAAGCGGTATGGCAATAGACTTTTAATCTATGAACGCGGCGTTCAACTCGCCGATGACGCACCAGAGGCCGCGAGGATGACTGAGCGACGGCATAGGGGAGTCATGACCCCATCGCTTTCCCGAGATACTGCTAACGTCAACTCGTTAAATTTGACCGATGTTAGGCGCGCCGGGGTATGGCGAAGTTTGGTATCGCGTTCGCTTTGGGAGCGAAACAACGAAGGTTCGAGTCCTTCTACTCCGACCACATGTGTGCCATTAGTATAAAGGTTATTATTGGGCGCTTCCAACGCTCGGATGCGGTTTCGAGATCCGCATGGCACTCCATTTAAGAAAGGAGCATTTTATGAGTTATTATTATAACTATTATATTGGCTATAAGAAGGACAACAAAATCTATCCTTTTGGTCCTTATGATTCTACCGGTAAATTACAGCCAATTATTTCACGTTCACGTTCCTTTGCGTCAGATTTACATGAATTATTTAGTATGGTGCCTGAAAACGCAATCTCAAACGAACTACGTCAAGAGTTCAGTTATAAGAATTATAATGATGAAGAAACGATTGACGTAAAGTATTTGAGTGTAAATCAATTGCCAACTAAATCATTCATTAAAACAGGTTATTTTCTCATTAGTGATGTTCAGGCTTATGAAAAGAATAATAATGATTCAGAAGATTTATTTTATGAATCTTTAACTCCCACCCTCTATGCAGCAAAATTACAAAACGAGATTATGCTTGGAAAAACTGATTCTGAGTATAGTGCTTCGGATTATATGTTTTATGCCTATCCTGACTATTTTTCGCGTGAATATGAAGCATCGATTTTACTTCATATGACTCATAGTATGGAAAATTATAATCTTCATGATGTAGAATATGTCATTCTAGAAACGGAGGGATAAATAATTAATATTCAATCTCTATCTATTGTGGTTCCTACTCGTACATGTTGGAATCAGTGTGCTTTTTGTGTTTCTAGAATGCACCACGAAGATTACGGAAAAAATCAAGTTTATGATGCTCCTAATCAAGCGTATATAAATAGAATGAGATTTGTACGTGAATGTGGCTGTAATACTCTTATGATTACTGGCACAGCCGAGCCGCAGCAGAATATGCCATTTATTTATGAACTATTGCGCGAAAACGCTAAATTGCCGCAACCTTTCTATAATATTGAGCTACAAACTACAGGTAGTAATATTGATGAAGGAATGATTGAACAATTAGCTAAACTCGGCCTCACAACCATTTCATTTTCTATTAGCTCATTTGACCTTGACCGCAATCGTGCTATTGTCCATTGCCCCACCATTATGCCATTTAATTACTATGAAGTAAATAAATGGGCAAAAAAGTATAATTTAATTACGCGTGCTTCAATTAACTTAACTGATGAGTTTAAAGAATATGCTGCTACAGAATATTTTGATTGGGCCATTCAAAATGATTTCGATCAAATTACTTTTCGTGTCATTTATGCTAATGGCAATAGTGAGCAAGCACAATGGTGTCATAATCATTCTTTTCCTTCGGAAAAATATGATTTAATTGTTCACTATATTAAGAATCACGGCGTTCCCATTATGAAATTGCCGTTTGGCCGCATTAAGTATTCAGTACGTGGTATTTCTACGGTTGTAGATGATGATTGTATGGCAAAAGATTCTTTAGAAGATATGAAGTACGCAATTTTGCGGCCAAATTGTCATTTGTATAGTCGTTGGGATGATAAAGGAAGTTTAATTTTTTAAAAGGAGAATAGAATATTTATGGGTGTACATACTCGCGCGCAACTACGTATCAATGGTGAACAAGACGCAGAACTTTTCGTTAAACTTCTAAACAGTGATGGTAGTTTAGATAAATACTATCTAGAAGATGCGACCGCGACAGAGCGTGTCAATGCGCGTTCTTTCTTGGGTGTTCTCTATTTTATCGCTTACCATAACGATGAAACCTATCTTGTAAATGAAACTAATGACGGTCAATATCCCGGAGGTATTGATGAATTCAGAGATTATTGATTTTCTCAATAGGCATTTCCCGCCAGAAACAGATTGTAGATGGCTTAATGGAAATTGCTATTACATGGCCGCGATTCTACAAGCGAGATTTCCTGGCGGCCAAATCTATTATGATAGAGTAGATGGTCATTTCCTCTATTACTATCGTGGTCATTATTATGATTGGACAGGTGAGCGCTTTCCAGAAAAAACAGCGCTCGCGAATTGGGATACCTATTTTTATCAAGACCCTGAACACTGGAAGCGCATTTGGAGTGATATAGTAAAATAGGAGGTATTATGGCGCGAAAATTTACTTCTGTAAAGAATCTAAGAGCCTTTTTAAATGAGTTAGAGAATTGTAAAGATGAAGTATGGCTTTATAATCGAGAAACACATGAAGGAATTAACTTAAAGTCCAAGTTAGCACAATACCTTAACTATGAGAAACTAATGACCGAATGGGGCGATAAATATGAGATTCAATGTAAATCGCCGACAGATGAAGGTCGTTTATTGAAATTTTATTATGATTAAACTCTGCGAAAGCAGAGTTTTTCTTTTTATGGGTGAATAATAATGTACATAATTCGACCTCAACTATCTAATCCATATGTATATTTAAATTATTTATTAGATGATCACGGTAATGCTAGTGA